CATGGCGAGGCCAAGTGGGTTGGTGTAGGCCTGCTGGACGGACTCGAAGACCGCCACCTGCGGCATCACCTTGGCGGCGTACTCGACGAACGCCCACATGCAGTGAGAGACCTTGGCGTCACGGCCTTTGGAGGTCTTGCTTGTCATGACCGACCAAGCACTGCAGGGTGGGTTACCGAAGAGAACGTCAGCGTGCATGACAGGCCACGAGTCCTCAGGACCGACGTGTGCTTGCCAGCTATGACCAAGCAGATGTCGGTTCGCGGTGCAGTTGGGTACCCCGAAACCACCGGTGAGTTCACACTTGGCGATCAGGTCGTAACCAGCCTGAACCATGCCTAGTGTGAACCCACCCGCGAAACCCATGCAGTCAATAGCTGTGTATGCCACAGTCGATTGTAAACTGCCTGGTCAGACCTGTGTCATCAGGTCATCGACATCGCTGACCCACGCCTTAAGACCGTTAATGGTCTCCTGAGGTAGCCACTTACATGACCACGGCAAGAACTCGGTGATGGCCACGCAGAACATGTCCCAAGGACCACGTGGCTTAGTCATAATGGTGTTCGCAGACAACAAGTCAGTCGACAGCTCGCGGAGAGCCTCACACAGCTTCTCCGTCCACTCATAGCCAAACAATTCGTCCTTGAGGTCACGAAGTAGGTTGTGTGGGTTGCGCTCCTGCTTGACGGCCGGCGTGCCGTAGGTGACGTGCCAGCCGGTCGCATCCATGATCGCGCGCATCAGGTACGAGCACCAGATGTCGTCGTAGCGGCCGACGTTCGTCCACATGAACATCAGTGGTGCCAGCTCACGGTGGATGGCCGTCGACTGCGAGTCGAACGGTCCCCACGTGCCGACGGCGAGTGTGGTCGACGGCACAAGGCTGCGAACCGCTGGATCAATGACGATGCGTTCAATCGCGTCGATGTCCGGGTCGCCAAGCCACAGGCCGGCCACGACGCCGATCCGCTCGCCGTTAGCCTCGCGGTAGCTGACGTGGCGTGGTGCCTGACGCTCACTGAGCGGAAAACCACGGTGCGTCACGGTAGGCACGCACAGGTCACCGGGGTTGAACCAGCCGGAGGCTGAGTTGGCGACGTGACGAACGTTCGGCGTGTAGAGCAACCGGTGCGACTGGTCAACCCAGTTGGGATCGAAGTACGGGAAGTTGTCATCGTCGATGGTGACGATCTGATCGGCGCCGTAGCGCAGCGCCTCGAGGAGCGCGAAGTTGCGACGGTGCGTGTGGTTCGACTCGATGAACTCGTTGATGTACGTCTCGGTGCACCGCTTGTCACTCGGACGAAGGTAGTCGAAGGTCACGCCCGGGTTGGTCGCGGCGGCCTTGATGAGCGCTACCTCGATGTCATCATGGGGTGACTTCTCGTTGCCGGCGATGATGACGACGTCATCCTCACCAAGTAGAGCTGACCACGCCTCGAGGTTCTGCGGTACCCGGATGGATGGCATGATGACGGCGGTCTTCACTGAGTGCTCCTAAGTCGTGCGTCGATCATCTTCATGTACTTACGTTCGGCGACCGCGTCATCGAACCATTGCCGCTGGGTCTTCACCAGCCACTCCCAGTCGGCACGACCCGCGTACGAGTTCAGGTGGTTCACGCGGAGCTTAAGCTCCTCGGGAGACTTAACGCGCAGCCAGTCCTTGAGACCTAGCGGTGCACCGCGGAAGATGTTGTTCTGGGTATCATATAGTGGGTGAAAGAAACAGACCACACCGGCGGCGAACGCCTCCCACGGCTTGGTGGTGGCCCAGCCACTACCGCTGGACGGAGTCGTCAGCGTCGTACGCACCGACTGCAGCTTGGGAACGTACTTCGTCCACGGTAGTGGGGTGATCGGGAAACCCAGCTCAGCCTGTGACTTGTCCGACCACTTACCGTGGATGAAGTGTGGCTCTAGCGGCAATACCCAGTCGGTCATAGCCTTGAGTCGGCCACGTGCCTCGGGCACACCGATAGCGCGTGCCTCGTTGATGAACAGCCCAAAGTGCTGACGATCATCCCACGAGTCGTTGTACGATAGCAGGTCACCGGACGGACAGCCCGGTACGAGAGCGTTGAACTCCAGCCGGGAGTAGACGTTGTGCACCTGGGAGGACCAGACGAGATCACGGTCCTCGGGTCGAAGAAGCGCGGCGTGGTCCGCACTAGACCACTCTTCGAAGTCCCTGCCGTCACCGTAGCGGGCGTGCTTGACGTTGTTGGTGAAGTTGTACTGCGTCAGGACCGGATGCCGTAGCGGCCACTTGAGGTCGCGCATCTTGTGGTAGTTCCGCGGGTCGGCGTTGATCCAGACCTCCTCGCGGTTCCACGGATCGACGTCCCGCCAGGCGTTGATGCCGCGTAGGATGTACGAGACGTAGTGTGTCGAGAAGTCATAGGGCTTCGTCAACACCGACGGATCCTTGGTCGACGGCAACGGCGCGTTCGTCGTACCGTGCTGCCCGACCCACATCACGAAGCCATCCATCTCGAGGAAGGTCGGCAGGGTCAGCTCATCGTGGATCTTTTGCATCTTGAACTGCTCGTCGGTGGAGAGGTTGACGTGCTTGAGACCGCCGGCGGCGATGGCCTCCTGCAGTGGCTTCTTCCACCACACCCACGGGTTGACGACGTTGGCCGGTAGACCGATGTCCTTGGGATCCTGACCCGAGTTGCGTCCCAGTAGCCAGATCTCATCGTTAGGATAACGTTCCGCCAGCTGGAAGAGCATGGCGGTCATCTCGATGTCGCCACCCTGTGTGCCGCACTCCTCAAGCGTAAGTGGCATTGATCTTCCTATTTTTCCATAGCCGAGCCGCATAAGTCGTCCAATCTCTCAGATCACTTTGATCGTACCATAAGAACTAATCGTTCAGAAACGGTTCCACCAGGTCACGTGTCAGTTGACCACCGCAGACGCAGAGCACCTTTTCGATCTCAACACCGTTGGGGTAGTAGATGATCGAGAAGGCGACTTCATCCAGCGCCCGCTTGCAGTTGGGACACTTGGTCGATACCCCGTCGTAGTTTGACTTGGCGCGCTGGATGTTGATCTCGTGCTTAGCGGCCAGCTCGTGAACGAGTCGGTGTGCCAGCTTCTCGGGTGAGTCACCGGTCGCCAGGAACATAAGGTTGATCAGGAACTGAAAGACGTCACGCAACTCGCCGAACATCTCGACGTTGATGTGACGGCTGGTCGCCCAGCTTTTCCACCCGACCTCGTTCATCGCCTCAGAGAGCTCCTGCACAAGCGCGATGTAGTTGTACCTGATCGCATCGATGCGCTGATCGAGGTCACGCTCGTTGAGCGGTGGTAGGTCGGGATTGATGACGCCTTGGATCTGTAGCTGTGCCGTGAGCATGTTCTCGAGACGATCCATCACTCTTCTCCTATCATAGTGGTGAGGGGAGGCCTCAAACCCATAGCCTCCACGGCGTTCCCCTGCGTCTACGACTCAGCTTCGACGCGACATCACTTTGAACGCTGTTCCCAAACTCTAACCCTAGAAGGACGGCGGACGCGGCACGTCCGCACCCGTCGGAGCCGGAACCGCGACGCTGGGGCCTGCGGTGGCAGACGGGATACCCGCCGCAACCGGCTGACCGATCGGAACCTGACCATCCAGCGCTCGCAGGTTCTTGACCCGGTTGCGGTCGATGCCGTTGAACGGCTGGATCTCCAGTTCCACGTTGGCCTGACGGCCGACGAGTGATGCAGCGACCTGCTCGATGGACGGATCGGTCGAGAAGAACGCCTCGTCGAGACCAAACGCGGCGAGGTGGTTGAAGAAGATACCGAGCGCGAAGTCCGAGTCTGGTGTCAGGTTGAAGTTGTTGAACACCGTCTTACCAGCCGCTGGTCCCTCGACGATCTTGAACTGGACCGCGATCATCGGGTTACCGGTGGTCGAGGCCTTCCGTGCCTCGGACTTGATGCACTCGATGACATACCAGCCGGGTTCGGCCGGCCTGGTCGCGTCATCACCGCGCTTCTTGAGGTCCTTCCAGTTGTGCGTGGTACCACTGCCGTCAGTGAGCATCGACGGTTACCTCCTCGTTGTGGCCGTTGGCGTAGACCGCCGCTAGCATCTCGGTGATGTTGGGATTAGTGATGATGTCGGGTAGCCGGCCCTGGACACGCTCACCGGTCTCAAACCCGGTGCGTGGTGCGATCAGCAGCTTTTGGACCCGAACGGTGGACTGACCGTTCTCGTCGGAGACGGGTTCCTGGTCAGGATACAGGTAGGAGCAGATGTCGACCCAGTACGGCAACGAGACGGAGATCTGACCCTGCATGTATGGACGCCACTTGTTGTTCTCCGATCGCGTTTCGGCGATGAAGACGATGCAACGAAGTGGTGTGTTGGGGATGCTCGTCAAGTCACGGAAGTTGCGAATCAACTTGTCCATGTGCGTGAGAAGCGAGCCCCAGTCCTGGATCTTCATCTGCTCGGTCCCGACGAGGTTTTCCTTCAGCTTGCGCTGCGCCTCAGAGATCGAGTCGATGACAAGGCTAACAAAGTCGTGTGGTGCTTGTGTCAGCCAGTTGTAGACCTGTGTGAGATCAGTCCACTTGTTGATCGCGACGTGGCAGTAGTCCCAGGTCCCATCATAACGTGGTGGTGCCACGCGCGGATCCCACTCAATCTTTCGTAGTGGCTGCGTGGACTTGAATCCAGCGGTCTTGATGAACTTCCATGAACCCTCCGCGTCGAGGACGAGGATCGGTGGAGGCGCCGTGGAAGATAGCGTGCTCTTTCCGACCTTAGCGGCCGCGTGGACGAGGATGCTAAGTGAGTTGCTCATTTTGCCACCGGGCAGTCCTCATGTATCCAGTCCTTGCGCGAGCGGTCGGCTCGCTCAAGAAGCCAGATCTTGTCTCCCAGCTGAATGTACAGGCCACAGGCATTGCAGCGCTGCTCC